GTCCCATAAAGTCCCCCAGAAATGAGAGGGGCGACCGAAGCCGCCCCGTCAGCTTTATGATACGTTCAAGTCTGCGACAACAGCGTGCGCTGCTTCGTTCAAGACTTTCAAGCCGAACTCTGCGATGACCATGCGCTTCTCAGCGTCACCAGTCTTCGCCAACTCAACTTGTTGGATTGGACGTAGGTAGCAGACAGATGCGTACTCTGGGTCTAGCAACCATGCGTCACGCTCACGAGAGAAGCGGTTAGCAACAACATTCAATGTGCCGAAGTCTGACAAGTAGACGTCAGCCGCACCGATGATTGTTGTTGGCGCGTCTGATGGCGCTTGGTAACGCTGTGCCGCGATACCTGCGAAGCCTGATACAACTGTCTTGTTGTGTGGGCCTACCATCAAGATGCTTGGCTGACCGCCAGAAACGAACGCCTGCTGCATTGCGTCTTTCAGCATTGTCTCAGTGAAGTCACGCTGAGTGCCGTCTGTACGTGCAGTAGTGCCGTCGCCAGTTGTCAAGCCGCCGCCTGTGCCGACGTTCTCGTTAGTCGCAACCCAAGCGCCCAAGCCGCCTGTCTCACGAGCTGTTGAAGAGTTACCAGCAACTTGCGCGTTGTTCGCAGTCAAAACTGCCTCGATGTCGCGCTTCAACTCTTTACCGCGCTTCGCTAGCTGGTACGCAAGTTCGTCGTTGCGGCCTGCTGTGTCTAGCGCTGAGTAGTTGTCAGCAACGATTGTGGTGCGACGGCGGATGTGTGTGTAGTTGCCTACACGGCTTGTCGCCGCTGTGCTGTCGAATGATGACACGTCGTCACCATCGATGACTGCTGTTGTGCTTGTTGAAGCCAAGCTGTCAGTCTGCCACTCGAAGTAAGTGTTGGCTACGCTTTCTGAGCCAATGTTAGATTGCAGAGGAACTTCCTCTGGTGAAATATTCGCGATTACGTCTGCAAGACTTTCGCGGATGCCCACACCGTCATGCGATGTGAATGTATTTGATACGATAGCCATAATGGCCTCCTAGAGTAACGATTTAATTGCAGCCGCAGCATCTTGCATGCGACCAGTTTGACGTGCGCGCTGTAGCGCTTGTTGTTGCTCACTTCTAGGTTTAGGCTGCGAACCACGAGATCCAGCTTTCAGCGTCTTTCTCGGCTTTTGCGTCTTCGGCTTTTGCTTAGCCTCCGTTGCGCGTGTCTGGCCTTGATCGTACAGCATTGCTTTCCTCGCTAGCTTCACAAGCGTCGCATTCGTTAGACCGTTGACGTCTTGCTCAGTGAAACCCTCATTTAAGAGGAATGAGCGAAGGTCTTTGGCCTCTTTAGACGCGACTGATGTGTCACGCCATTCTGGAATGATCTCAGGCAGAATTTGGCGCTGCTCCTCGAAGTATCGAGCTTGCATTTGCTCCATGCGTTGCTGCTCTAATTGAGCCATACGCTGACGCTCAGCTTGGACTGCATCAAGTTGCGCTGCGCGCTCTTCTTGCTGCTTTCGCCACTGGCGTTCTGCCTTCGCTGCCATCGTGGGGTCTGTGTCATACAGAGTGTCCCAGTCGGGCTCCTGTTCAACCGGTTGCTGCAAACGCTCCTGCAGTGCAGGCAACATTTGAGCATATTGAGCACGTTCACGCTCAATCTCTTCAGCTTGTGCGGCCATCTCACGACGGGCCTCCGCTAGCTCTTGAGTTTTGCGTGTATAATCCCGATGTCTCAGATTTCCGCGTTTTAGCTCCTCGACGGTAATCTCTTCTCCATCTACTTCGACCGTAGCCGCCAGTATGTCAAAAGATGCGTCGCCTTGCTCTTCGGCTTCGTCTTCGCCCTCGCGATCGCCTTCGTACTCTGCGTCGTACTCTTGAGAGTATTCTTCAGTGTCCTCTGGCATTTCGGCTTCTGCCTCTACGGCTTCGACCTCAAGCGCCTCAGTGTCTGTCACGTTATCCTCTTGGGGCGCGATCATGTCTCTGATGGCATTTTGTGCTGTGTTCAGATCAGTCCCTAATGGGTTATTGGCTTCTGACATTGCTATAGCTCCATATTATGCGGCTATTTCTACTTTTTTTCAATAGTCGCATTATCTTCCATTGCACGCAGCTTCTGGCGAAACGCCTGTACACCGCGCAGTTTCATGTAGATGTCCTCGCGGGCATCTCTATCGCCGGTGCTCGTTGTCTTGAACTCCTCCCAGCAATCCTGCTCCGTCTCATCCAAAAAACGTATGAGATCGGTGTCACGTAAGAGACGGGCAGCCTCCTGCCCGTCGTCTATGATTTGCTGCTTAGTCTTCACCATCTATTCCACTCTTTATGACTTCGGCTTGCGCCTTCATCACCTCCCGATTAATTGCTAAATCCGACCGGATCTTTTCTACGTTAAGCTGTGTGCCGTATTTAGCTTGCATTTCCTCCGCCTTGACGAATAGATCTGCATCCAGCTCGTCACGTTTACGGTCGTCTTCCATGATCATCTTCTCGCGCTCAAGTTGCAGCTCTGCCGCTTTCTTCTGTATATCCGCTTGAATTTGTTGGATTTGTACGGCGATAAGCTGCTCGTTGATATCTGGTTTATCTTCCTGCGGTGGCGCTTGGAACTGCGCCGGATCGCTCCAGAACTGAGACGCGTCTTTGAAGCCCGCAAGCTCCGTCATAGACTTCAATGTGTTGGCTAGTTTATTCATGTCTGTCAGCGGATTGACTGGGCCCATTTGCATGATGGCCTCTTTCTGCATGTCGCTGATTTGGCGCATCATCATCATGCGTTCGCTGTCTGATCCGCGGCCAAGTGCGACGTTGATCGTCACATCCATGTTGGCGTTCCACGCGCGTGGGTCGATTGGCACAAACTCATTTGTTAGGCGAACCATGCGCGCACGGTCTTGGTGCGTTGTCAAAAGGTGCAGCACAATCTTGTAAAGCTGCTTCATTCCGGTTTCCGCAAAGATACGTGCAATCAACTCAATGTGCTGCTGTGCGGCGCTCACAGTCGCCTGAACGGCTGACGCGGTAGATGATTGCAATGCACCCGCATCCAAGCCTGCAGACGCCTTTGAGATGCCTGTGCGGGCCTCTTTGATCTCGTCCATGTATTGCAGCACGGGGAACGCCTGCTGGCCAACAAATGGCATCGCAAGTGGCTGCACTTGTCCGGCGGAGCGCTGGCGGATAATCGCGCCAGTCTCAGTGGACAAAACGTCCTCAATATTAACCATGCCCTCGGTGATTGCCATGCGTGGGTGGATAGACATCGCCAAGCTGTCGAGCGTGTTACGCATAATAGACGACTTGATGCGCTGAATATCCATCACAGTATCCGCGATCGACATACCAAAGAAGTCGTGCGCTTCGGGGTCTGGGCAGAATACGGCAAACGGAACCATTGCGCACGGCTCGTTCGCTAGGATCGTATTGCCATCACCCGCGGTGCAGACTTTACGCAACTCCGCGATGCCGTCGCCGTCGTAGTCCACTTTGATGTAGTTTTCGACGTAAAGCACTTTCTTCATTGCAGGATCGAAGCGCTCGTTCATTTCGTTCGTCAGCGCCTTGTTACGCGTGTAACGCTCGACGTTCGTCTCCATCTCGTCATATGCGGACGCGAGGGAAGACACTTCGTCATAATCGTAGCCCATTGCTACGAGCTCAGACACGGTAACGACGCGTCGGTGCGCCACGTAGTCGCTATCCTCAAGTGACTTTGCCTCGCGTGAAATCAGGAACTCTTCCGGCGGCACAGCTTCTAAACGAACACGCCCATCTGGATGCACGTAGGTTACGCGCACTGCGTGAACAGACGGAGGCGGTACGATTTCGCCGGTCATTGGATCAATGCTAGGCTCGCCAACCATCTCGGATGCGACGATCTCTACGTCTGCGTCGGGATCCGCCATCAACGCTGCGAGCGCGTTATCATCCAATCCGGTTAAGTCGTGCGTCTCGAAGCGCGTCTGGTCATCCCAGTAGCACTTCAAAATGCCAGCCTTGCGAATGAGCGCGTCCTTAAACGCGGCGTGCATATGCAGGAAGCCGTTATTGTCACGGTTAATGATGTAGTTTGCGTATTCCGTCGCCTGCTTCGCGGCGTCGATGTCTTCTGGGCCTTGCGGAATGTATTCCACTGTGCGCTCGGTGCTGTGGAAAATACGCATCAACGACGGGA